GACCCACCCGGCGCCCGCGGCCTGCGAACCGACCCACAACGCCGTGCACACCCCGATGCTGGGCGCTGACGACGTGATCGCCTGCACGACCAAAGGCTGGCCTAACGCGCCGATCCACGTCGTCCCGCCGAAGCCGCCGTTCATCGCCGCTGCGAGGAAAAACCACGTGCCGGGAGTCAACGCGATCCCGGCTCCCCACCCGACCGAGTCGATGCGGTACCGCAGGGTCGTCCCGTCGCTGTCGGTCCGCCACCCGTGTTGCACGGCGCCTTCGAGAAAGACCGGCCAGACCTGCTGGTTCCGGTCGACTACGGACATGACCCACATCGTCAGCGTGTACGTGTCGACCGGCAAACCGGACACACCGGAGTAGGACTCCCCGAACGCGTCGAACCGGACAGACACGTCAGCTCACCCGGGCCACGTGTCCCGCCACTCCACCACAGCGGCGACTCCGGCCGTAGACCCGGAAGCGGTGAACGCGAGCTCGTTGAGGCCGGGCCCGATCGGGAACGGCACCCTCGGCAACTGCCACGCTCCGTACTGCGGCTGCCCGCCCAGGCTGATCACCGACACCGGCCCCGGGTAGGCCGCGGCGTCCATATCCGCGACGAGAACCTCGCCGGCCTCGACCGCGAGAACGATGTCCAGCTCGACACCCAAAGTGCGGTTGTTCAGCACGACGCCGGTGCACACCCCGGTCGTGGGAGGCGTCACGGTCACACGCGGGTACGCGTCGACGTCTCCGGCGTTCTGCACGACGGCTATCCCGCCGCTGGGCAGCGTCACGGACCGGCGGGCATAAGACGTGATCAGCGGAGACGAGGCGCGCAGGGTGACCTCCACACGGGCCTGGAAAGACGAACGCCACTCGAGTTGCCTCGGCCGGAGGACCGGTCGACACACGACTCTGCGGGTAGGGCGACCAGGGTGCTGCCACACCAACTCCCAATCCTCGTCGCGTCGGGGGCCCAGCACCGTCTGCAACGCCGCGAGGTTCGCCTCCACCGCCTTCTGAGTCGCTGTCGTCGCGACCGTGCCCGCGTCGCCGACGACCTCGAGCGTGAACACGATGGTGCGTGGCTCCTGCCAGTCGGAGCCGCGTATCGCACCGTCGCCGCGCTCGCGCGTCGAGTCGCCGACGCGCATCGCGAACCCTTCCAAACCCTGCACGCTGACGACGTCGTACGGGGTCCCATCGCCGATGAACACGCCGTTCAGGCGGTATTGGTAGTCGAAAAATGACAGCTCCGCCGAGCCCCCGACGGTCAGCAGCGGACCGTTCGCGGTCAAAGGACCGAACGCGGTCAAAACCGCCGACCCTCCGGTCGACAGCAGCGGACCGTTCGCCACGAACCGCACGGGCCCGACGGCCGTGCCTTTCAGGGTGACGACCCCCGCCGTCCAGTAGACACCGGTCAGTTTGGACAGGGTCGCCGCCGCCGCCGCGGCCCCCGTCGCGGTCCTGACCTGGTCGAGCGCGACCAGGCGCACCCTTTTCGTGACGTCTCCGGTGGCTGGAGACACGTCGTCTGCGAGTTTCACGAACCCTGGCGTGTGGCCCGACTGGGCGACCGACGAGTTGCTGTTACCCAGAGCGACGAACCAAAGTTCGTCGGCCTGCGCGGTGACAGCCGTGGGCCCGACCGAAATGTTCGTGGCAAGGCTGCCGGTGAACGCGAACTGGTCCAGCGAAGGGTCCGCCACGCCGCGGTACTCGACCGCTCTGACCACCAAAGCGGCGGCTGTCGAAGTGCTCACCTTGAGCGACGTCGTGACTGGCGCCGAGTTGCGTGTCCACACCTGCATCCGGACGCCGGTCGGGCCTCCCCCGGCCGGTCCCACGGTGACCAGGCCGAGCGACCCGAACCCGGCGGGCGCGACAAAGACCGTGTCGGACCGGTACGTCATCGCCACCAACACAAGGCACGAACCGTTCAACGTAGGCGCGGCGAACGTCGCGGTCGCCGACCCCGCGCCAGAGGTCTTCGCGGCGGCTGTTTGGCGGCGGGTGGCCGGCATCAGTCGAAGGTCATCACGAGCGCGTTAATCGCGAACTCGACCGGGGTGTTTCCGTTTTTCACCAACTGTCCGCCCACTGGGAGCAGCAGCCAATGCTGCACAGTCCCACCAGAAGACGCGGTGAAAAACCCCACAGCCAGGATCGTCCCCCAGTCGGCTGTGGGGTTTGGGAACGTGATCGCCGTGCCGTTTTTCTTTTCGGTGACTCCCGCGGTCGTCACCGCGAGCGGGAAATTGGTCGTGTTGTTTGTTTTGGAAACTCTGGCGTACGACCCGCCGACGGGTTCGGTGAAGTTCGTGCCGTCGTCGTTCGGGGCGGTCGTCGACAACGCGACGAACCACGTAGCCGGCGCGCCCAACGCGGTCAAACTGAACTCTGCGTCCGCGAGGGCCCTTTCCCGGGCGTCTGTGGCGGTCATCTACCCTCCCTGTCAGGCGAAGCGCGCGGCGAACGCCGCGGCTCTCGAGGCGTCGACTCCGCCGCCCCGGCGGGTGACGTCGACGAGTTCGGCGAGTAGCCTCACGACCTGGTCCAGTCTAGGGCCGAGCTCGTCGGCTCTCGCGAGCGGCTCCGGCCGGCCGGTCCTGTTCACGACCAAACTCGGGCCCGGGGGGAGGACCCCCCCGTCGTCCATCGCCCAGTGGATGTGATCGTTGTGTTGCGCCGCGACCGCGGGCGAGAATATGTGCGGGCGGCCACCCAGCTCCTGCCGCCCACCCGCGGGTGTGAAAATCAGCTCGGTCGCGGCGTAGTTCCGCGCGATCCAGTCGAAAACCTCCATCGACGGGGAGACGTCGACAGCGCGTCCGAGAGCGTGGTACGACTGGTTGCCCGAAAGGGTGACAGCACCCGGTCGGAGCCCGGAAATAAGCCGCACGAACGGGAACACCCGCTGCAGCGCCGCGAACATATCTCGGTACTGCCCCGGACCACCAGCGAACGAAGGCGCGGCGCGGGCGTCGAGTTCTTTCTGCAAACCGGCCAGCCAGTCGAGCAGCTGCCGTCCGAGCGTGGCGACGGCCCCGGAGACGACCGCCCCGAACGAGCCGCCACCCAAACCGCGGACGCTGGCGATCGCACGTTCCACCGCCGGGCGGACGAGCGACACGAGCGCCGCACGTGCTGCTTCCACGACCGTACCCAAGGCGCTTTTGACGCGGTCTAGGATCCCGAGGCCGTCACCCATGCCCGGCCCTGACTCGAGCGCGTCGAACACCTGCGCGCCGCGTGGCAGGACCGTCTCTCCCGTTTGCAGGACGGCGACCTGTTCGTCGCGGCGCAGCGGGGTCCGCGACAGGTCCCTGAACGTGCGTTCGCTGCCGACGACCCCGCCTTGGTGGAACGAGGGGATCAGCGGGATAGACACGCTCAAACCGAGTTTCCCGGCGATCGAGTTGACCCCGCCGATGAACGCGTTCACCGCGCCCCGGACGGCCAGCAGCGGACCTTTGAAGATGCCCGTGACCCTGTCCCACAAGCTTTTGACAGAGTCGACGAGCCCGCGCACGAGCCCGACGACACGGTCTCTGGCTTCGGAAAAGCGGGCGGTCACGGTCGTCCACAACGCCACCGTCGCCGCTTTGACCCGATCCCACGCGCCGGTGACCGCTCCGGTCACCGTGTCGACGAGCCCGCGTACGAACCCGACGACACGGTCTCTTCCTTCCGCAAACCGTGCCGACACGGTTTCCCACAACGCGATCGTTAGGGACTTGACGCGGTCCCAGTTGAGCGCGATCACGGCGACGACCCCGACGACCGCGGCGATGACGAGTCCTATAGGGCCCAACGCGATCAGCCACGCCGCGGCGACACGCGCGGCCTGCGCTAACGCCTGCGCGCCCATCACGACCCACGCGGCGACCACACGACCGATATTAAAAACGGCAGCGCCTGCGTGGAAGATCGTTTGCGCTGCTCCGAACGCCGCAGCGGCAGCCGTTTGCACCCAAGACAGGACCGCGGCGACGCCCATCGCGCCGAACGCGGCCGCGAGCACCACCAACACCCTGCGTACACCTTCCGCGGTGATCGCGACGCCGCCGGCCTTGTCCGACACCCCAGACAGCCCGGACACCAGAGGCGTCACAAACGCGATGATGTCCGCGAACGCGAGCCTGACGCCTTCCCACGCGACCTTCAAGTTGTCCAGGACAGTTTTTCCGTTTCTGTCCCACCACTCCTTCAAAGCCTCGAAGGCACGGGGCAGCGCCTCTCCCGCCCACGTGACGAGGCGTTCGCCGACCGGGATCAGGTTACCGACGATTTCTTCAGCGATTCCGCCGAACGCGTTTTGGAGTTTTGCGATCTTGCCCGGCAACGTCTCCCCGAGGGCTTCTGCGCTGCCCCCGAACTCTTTGTTGAGTTCTGCCAGGATGATCTTTTGGGCGCCCATCACATTGCCTGATTCGACGAGCGCCTCGATTTGTTTCTTCTGCTGCTCCGTGAAACTAACCCCGACCCTCGAGAGCGCGGACACGCCCGCGATCGGGTCGTTCAAGGCCTTGCCTAGCTGGATCGCCGACGCAGACGCGTCCGTGCCGAGCGCGACCGCCATGTCGGTCATGATCCGCGTCGTCTGGTCGAAAATGTCGTTCCCGGCGCCGGCTTCGTTTTTGATGTTCGTGAACGTGAGAAGCAAGTTCGCGCCCTCTTGGATGCTTTCGCCCTCGACTGACGTGAGCGCCTCTATGCCTCCCGCGAGGTCCGCGACCTGTTGTGCGGTGACCTTCGCGGCGCCGCCGGTGCTCTTGATCACCGCAGCGGTTTGTGCTTCGATCTGTTGTACCCGGCCGATGTCTTTCGCGGCTTGGACCGCGACCGCGCCGAGCGCGACGAGCCCGCCGACCCCGACGGCGGCGCCTGCCTTCAGTGCGGTGCCGAACCCGGACCTGAGTCCGCGTCCGACACGGTCCGCGGCGTCGCCGAAGGCGCGAAGGTCGCGTTTGGCGCGGTCGAGCCCGTTGCGCAGCCCCGCCTCGTCGGCGAACAGGCCGATCCGGATCGGCCTAGCCACCGTCCATCGGTAGCCTCCGTCTCATCGTCTGCGGTGTGACTTCTGTTCCTCGCGCTGCGCCTCGTTCAGGCGTTTCACGAACTCGCCTAGCTCGCGGAGTGTGAGCAGCTCGACTTCCCACGGGCGCAGTCCGTAGTGTCGGCACAGGTCGGGCAGGCGCTGCAGCAGCGCCCGCCTGATCAGGAAGGGTCGGCAGCGACCTCGTCCTCAGTCGGTAGGGCGTCTGCTTCGGCGTCCTCCACGCTGGTGTTCGCGTAGTTCACGCCGGAGGCGACCGCTTCGTACGTGAGGTTACGGTTCCCCTTGCGCCGCACCAACCACACGAGCGCGGCGATTGTGTCCAGGTCTGGGTTCAAGAACGCGGAGGCCATGCCCACACCGAACATTTCCCGGAACGTTCGAGCGTCGGCTGCGGAAAAGTCGGACATTCGCAGGGAGTAGTCCCGGCTGCCTACGCGGATTTTGATCCCAGAATCGCGCCCTATCACTTGACCTCCGACACGTTTTCCTGTTGCCTTATACGGGCGGGGCTGTAGCACGCAGGATACCTCCCGAACCGACGAAGGCGGCACGACATGCCAGACGAGAGCCGACGCGCCAGCGCGACCACGACTTGCCTGCGACCCGCGGGCGTCGCCAGTAGCCGCCGCCGGACGCGTTCGGGGTCCTGCCAGGTCGGGCTCGGCACCCGCGCGTGCGTAGACATCGGCGGCGGCGTCGTGACGGTAGCCGCGTTCCACGAAGACAGCGGCTACGGCTGGAGCGTGACACTCTCCGCCCCCGCGGACCTCGTCCGTGTCGTCGTCACGACGGCGCTCACCGCCGCGTGGCGGTTCGGCCACAACCACGACGACGCGGCCGAGCTGTTTTTCCAACGCTAAAGGAGACTGCTGTGGGAATTTTGAAAGAAACAAAAGCTGCAAACGCACGCACGCACGCACAACGCGCGTACGCGGAACTACACAAGGTGTTCGTATACCGGTTTTTGTTGGCGAAAAGCCAACTGCGGGCCATGTCCGCGCCGGTCGTCTCGTGCGCTGAAGTGATAGAAGCCGTCGAAGGCGAGGGGTGGACGTTTCGGTCTTTGACGACCCACGACGACGCGTTTGTTATGATTTTCTACCGGAACGGCTAGTCGAGGCCCGAGCGGGCCTGGTATGTCCAGGTCTGGGTTAATGAAGGAGAAGTCGGACATTCTCAGGGAGTAGTCCCTACTGCCTACGGATATTTTGATCCCAGAATCTCCTCCGAGCACTTGACCTCCGACAGGTTTTCCGGTTATCCTGCGGACTGTAAGGTTGTAGACAAGGGGAGAGGGAAGATCATGAGCACCCATCTCAGGGGAAGAAACCAGAGCAGGCGGCCGCTGAGCACGACCAATGCGGGCACCTACCTTCGTAGTATGGGCTTTGAGTGCCTTAGGGGTGTGTGTGAGGCCCACTACCTTCGCGGGGATGTACGCGTCGACATCGACGACCGCTTTGTGACAGTTAACGCTTTCACGGGCGAAGGGGTCTTGGACTGGGCGGTGACCTTCTTCATCCACACCCCCCAAGACCTCTTCCGCTCGACTGTCGAAAGGGCGCTGGGCCTGGATCCGGTCACTGGCCGGGCGACCCTAGTCGAGGCCAGCGCGGCGGCCTACGTCGTCTAGCGCGCGGTCCACGGCCTCTCCGGCCTCCGGCTCGGACCGGTCGACCAACGGTTGCACATAGCGGCCGACGGTCGGCCGGCCGCCCCACCGGGGACGGAACTCGACGAGGGGGGGGTAGACGTCGTCGGCCCATTCGACGTACGCGCCGCGGCGGTCGACCGCCGCGCGGATCTGCGTCGACCAGTGGCCGCCACGGTCAGGCCCGCGTGGTACAGCCGCGCGCATCCTCGACGCCAACGGCTCGGCGACTTCCCGCAACACCCGAGGGACGGTTTCGCTCGCGTCTCGTTCGTACTCTGCGAGCGCCGCGTCCGCGTCGCCGGTCGACACCTTCACATCGATCTTGATCATGCGGTCAAGTCGGTCGTCTGATACTCCAACGTCACGGCTGCCGCGGCGCCTGTGTGGAGCGCGACGAACGGCAGCGGCTCCATGGGCAGCGCGTCTCTGGAGATTGCAGGGGTCTCGCCCACATACTGGCAGGCGGGCATCGTCAGCCGGAAGAGGAACGGGATCGCGCCTTCGATGATCGCGCCCGTCCACGTGGCCACGATCGCCACGACGGCGCCCGACGTGAAACGGTTGTACTCGGTCAGGTCGGCGAACTCGACCTCCATCGAGCCTTCGTACACTGGGATCCCGTTGCGCCTAGGCTCCTTCTTGAGCGCGCTGCCCCTGATGAACCGCCGTCCCGTGTCGAGCGCCATCTCGCCTGACATTTCGAACGACTTGACGTCGGTCGCGACGGACGCGACGGTGACGACGGCGTCCGGCCACGCGAACGGGGTCGTGGTCGCCGGGTAGACAGGGGTCGCCACGCCTCCGCCGGCTACCTCGTCCTCGAAGTCCATCTCCAGGGTGAGCATGAGGTAGTTGTCGGCAGCCTGGGCGAACGTCCACTTTGTTACTTTACCCCCGTGGTATACGAAGGGGGACAAAGCCCCCCCGGTCACGGTCGCGCGGTCCATCTGGACCGTGACCGACTCGCCCGGCGCGCCGTCGGACGAGGACGCGTAGGTGTGCAGCCGACTGTTCGTCCCCCCGCCCGGGATCGTGACGACGGGGGCGCCGAACCCGGGCTGCAGCAGCAGACCGAGCCCTTTGTTCTGCACGTCCAGCTCGATCTGTCCTGCGGCGCCCATGTTGATGCCACGGCGACGGTCCGACCGGACTGTGTGCATCCCCGAGCGCATGCCGTCCGACACGAGGTAGTCCATCGACCGTTTGTGCCCGTCGCCTTTCGCCTCGTAAGAGCGGGTCGCGGCGACCGGCGTACCGTACACCGTCTCCCTGCCGACATGCAACCCGCTATCCAGAACGCCTGGCATTACTCGTCACCACCTTTTCGCGGGACCGTCCAATTTCCTGACTGAGCGTCCAACAGCTTCGCCTCGGCGGGGGTGACTTCCACGACGTCGCCTCTCTCGACATACCGCTCGACGCCGCCTATCAGCGTCACCACGGCGTCGACGGGCCCCACGTACTGCCTTTTTGTCATTGACCCTCCTCACAGAAGCCTCGCCTTGACCGACACGGAAGCCTCGAAACGGCAGGCTCGCAACGCTCCCGACACGAGCCCGGCGACGGGCCTGAACCCTCTCAGCACCGCCCACGAAATCGCGGGCAGGGCAAGTGTAGGGTCGGCCGCGAGCGCGTTCTCGACCTCGGCGAGCAAGAAGGCCGCCCTTTCGTCGACCTGCTGCTGGGTCGTGCCCATTTGTCTGACCTCGCACACCGCACCGAAGACGTAGTCCTCTTCGCGCCGTTTCGGGTTCGCGCGCAGGACGGGGACGGCTGACCTGGTCTCGGCCGAGTCTTCGGGGCCGGTCGCGGCGAACGCTGTCCAGATCGCATCCCGCGCGGTCCTGTCGTCACCGTCCCACGCGTACGTCACGTACACACCCGCAAGCCCCGGCCGAGTTTTGAGGACGGCGACGAGGGCCTTACGCGCCTCGACGATCGTCGTGCCTGCCATCACACGCCTCTCAGCGCGTACCGGGCGTAGGGCAGTACCAACCCTATGTCAGGGTCTGTCCTTGCGATCCTGATCCCGCCGAAGTCGCCGATCCCGAGTACCCCGGCGGCGGCGTCCGCGCGTTTCACAAGTCGCTGACAGTAGATGAGACAGAACTCCTGTACGGGCATCGGCGGCGCCGCCCACCCCCACCTGGCGGTGACCCTCACCCGCGGACGCGGGCCCCCGGTCGGAAAACGGCGTGTCCCGACAGCCCGCAGTTCCTGCCACGGCCAACCCGCTTCGGGGTCGTACGGGTAGGCCTGCCAGTCAGCGGCTGCCCACGTCGTTTCGTACGAGCCGTCCCCGTCGTCGTCGGTTTCGACTACCAGCCCGGCCAGCGTGTGGAAGTCCCGCGTCTCGCAGGTGTCTGGGGTGACAAGCTTCGGCTCGACCAGGCGCGCCATCACGCCAGCGTCGTAAAAGAGGCGTCCGCAGAAGTCGTCGATCGCCCGCGACGCGGCGTTGACTGCGAGCTCCAACGCCAGGTTCGCGTCTCCGGTCACCGACGGGACCGCCATCGCCGAACGCAGCTCGGCGACCGTCGTGTAACCGTTGACGACGGGCACTATCCGGCCTCCGCATAGGCGACTTGGATGCGTTCGACGTCGCCGTGGACCCACAAGTGGGCTCGCCCTGGCGCGCTGTCCCACACGAGCGGGTACGGCGCCTCCGAGGTTGCTATACGCCACGCGAGTTGGTCGGCGTAGCCGCAGACGACCCTCGCGGACAGGTTGGCCTTGAGACGCCCTATCGTCGCGCCGGCGGTCGAGTCCAGCCGTTGGGCGGCCGCTACCAGGTGGACGCCCGCCGACCGGCCCCGCTCGGCGACCTCGAGCAGCGCGGCGGAACACTGCTTGCGGTGACCGTTCCCGGGGTCACCTGGGATGCTCGTCATCAGCCCCGCGACTTCGTCTACCATCACCAGCACCGGCGCTGGCGGTTCCGCGAGGTCGCAGAAATGCGTCACCCCCGCGTCGGTCATACAGACGTAGCGTGCGCTCATCTCGGTCACGAGGTGACCGAGCATCTTCGCCGCGACGTCGAGCTCGCACGCGACGCCCCCGACGTGTTCCAGGCCCCGCAGCCACGCGAACTCGACGATTTTCGGGTCGACGGCAACGACCCTCCAACCCGACAGCAGCGCCTGCCGAGCGATCAGGTTGAGCGCGGTGCTCTTGCCGCTCCCCGAGGTACCCAAGACGAGCGCGTGGGGCGCTCGACGCAGGTCCCACACGGCCTTACCCCGCTCCCCTTCCCCGAGGTAGAAACGGGACCACACGCCGGTGGCGGCGCCGTCCCAGACGACCCTGGGCGGCAGCGGAGAGAACTCGTCGCTGCGTTCCAGGTGAAGCCTCGACGCGAGCCAATCGAGGTCGACGGTCCACGCGCCGCCCAACCGTGAGAGGAGGTACGCCTCGATCGCCGGAGCCTGCTCGGGACGCACCGCGAGAGGCAGCGGAGCGACGAGCGTGCCGGGCTGGCCTTCCTCGTCAGGGCGTTCCGCACGCAAGGGCGACGGGTAGCCGAGGCCGAGCGCGGACGAGATCAGCCTCTGAGCCTGACGGTACGCCTCAGGGGTTACGCCGGCCACGACGGGAACCGCCCGTCAGGGCGTAGGCGGACACCCCGCGCCGGCCTGCGCTCGCCCAGCAACGCTTCCCACGCGGACGGAGACGGTCCTTGTGTCCAATCCCACTCGGTTTCCCACCCGCCGCCCAGTCGTGCTTGCAGGCCGGCTGCGCCCCACTCGGCTTTGCCTGCGTGGAAGCCGGGAGCGATCGGCGCGACGATCTCGTCGGGGACGTCGTCCGGGCCCCAACGGACGGACGGGTAAGGCGCGACCGGGCGGCGCAGGCCGTGCTCGCGAGGTTCGTAATGGGGTTCCGGCCACCCGAGTTGCGACGCGACAGCTGCCTGGATCACCGCATACGCGTCGTTCCTTCGGCGAGCGTGGGTGTAGCCCACCACCCACCCGTACACGGGGATCCCAGCCAACGCGACGGCGGCGAGGGCGTGCGCTCCGGCGCGCCAAAACGCCGCAGCCGCCGCGATCGTGGCCACAGCAACGCAAAGCGTCCGCCACGGGGCAGCCTCGAACGCGACGCCTAGGCTCGTGAAACGCGTGCCTACCGGACGGCGAGCGCCTTGCCAGCCGCGTGCGCGGCCTTGCCTGCGCCACGTCGGGACCAGAACGACCATCCACACCGTCGCTATCACCGCGACCCGCACCGCGTAACCCCCCAGTCCCGTGGGAGCCGACGAGGCGAGCGGGACGGGCGCGGCAGCGGGACGGGCGTCGGGGCCGGTCAACGCCGCGGCCGCGCCGACGAGAAGCGCCCATTTGTACACTACTCGAACTCCAAATCCGCTACCGGGCCCGTGCCCGTCAGGGTGGCATGCACGTCGACGCCGAACGAGGCGCCCTGCGCGTCGCCGCAGACCCACAACGTCGACGTGTTCGCCGCGGCTTTCAAGGTCAGCCGTACAGGCCCTGCCGCGCCGTCTCGGACGACGAGGGTCGCCAGATCAGACCCGGCGGTCAGCGTCACGGACTTGAGGTAGGCGTCACCGGCGACGGCGACGCCTGTCGCTGACACTTCGACCGCTTTGGACGCCATCAGGCGCTCCTGTCAGACGGCGAACCACGCTGCGCACGGTCACGTGGTGCACCCTTCACGGTACGCAGCGTTCCCGGGCTGTCCCGCTCGACCCATTCCGCGAGCTCGTCGTCCACGTCGACGAGGTCGCCCTCTGCGTACTGGACCCACTGCCCATCGTGTAGCGCGCGGTAGTCGCGGGTCGCGGTGTAACGAGCCACTAGACACCGTCCACGCGTGGGATGACCCACACGTCGCATGCGACGTCAGCGGTCGTCGGCGTCCACGCGCCAGTCGTCGTGATGGCCGCGCCGACCCTCGAGCCTGCGGCGCCACGGTCGGCGTCGCGCGGCTGCCGGGTGCGCGCCCACTGCGTGTTGACGGCGTCCAAGGCGGCTGTCAGGCCGGTCGCGGCCCCGTTGATGGTCGCCTCGACCGTCAACGTGCCGGCCGTCCGCGGGGTGGACGCGCTCACGGTGATCGCGACGACTTGGTAGTCCCAGGGGAGCACGACCTCGGTGGTCATGTTCCTCACGGAACTGCCAGCCCCCGGGTCGCGCACCTCGACGACTGGCATCGGCACGTTCGTCAGCGACGCCGTCGCGTCGGCGATCATGAACCGCAGCGGCGTCGCCGCGCTCGCGACGACCCTTTCGAGCTGAACCATGAGCCCTCCCTACAACGAAATGTTGGCGTACACGTGGGCCCACTCGACAGCCGAAGCTGCGCCGGTCGGCGAGAACCGTCCGAACCCGGAACGGGTCGAGTACACGATCCGGGTCTGGTCAGTGGCCGGCAGCCGCTCGGTTTCGATTTGCAGCTCACGCCGCACCCCCACGACGCAGCCGCGGCGGTTGAACGTCACGATCTGCCCGCGGACGTTGTTCGCGGGGGTGACGGACACCTTGCCGTCGGCCTCCGTCTTGGAGACGTCGATCGATGGGATCACCGCGTTGCCGGCGACACGCCCTTGGGAGCCGGTGAAAATAGTCGCCCCCGCGCCGGCCTTGTCGTTGGTGAGGAACTCGTCGAGGAACGCGATCGCGTCGGCGGTTTCGGGGTCACACACGTGGACGACGTCGTCGGGGTCGTTCGGGTGCCCCCACGCGTGCTTGTACAAGGGGGCGAGCATCCGCCCGCGGAAGTTTTTGAACAGCGTGAGCGTGACCGCCCCGGCGACGTCCGAGAAGTTCGCGACGTTGTCGACGATCGCTGCATGCCGGATCCCGTCGAACGCGAGATAGTGGCGCGTCGCCGCCGGGGTGCCGTCGTCGGAGTTGATGTTGCCCGTCGCGGCAACTGTCATGTCTCCGTTGAGGACGAGCCCGTCCATCGTGTGCGCCCACGACCGGGCGGCCTGTTCGCGTAGGAAAGGCAGGAAGGGGACGATGCTGTCTTCCTCCATTTCCCCAGACCACATTTGGTGCATCAACAGCTTACGGGCGTCCACTTGCACTCTGTTGGAACCGGTTTTGGCTGTCTGGTAGTTAGGCGAGTTGTTCGCCGTCGACTCGCCGACGAACATCACCTCGGGCAGGTCCGCCTCTGTCGGGAGAAACGCCACCGGGGCGGACATTTCGAACGTGTTCAGAAGCGAGAACACCCTCGACGCGGCTCGGGCGCCGCGCCACAGCTCGCTGACATACTGAGCGCCGATCAGTTGCAGGCCGAAGCCCGACTCTGCCGTGTCCATCGCACGCACCGCGGCTTCGTAGCCGCTCGGAGAAAGCGCTCCAGTGCGTAGCAGCTCCGCGAGCCGCCCCAGGTCACGGTCACGCGCGGTGGACGGGGCGACTCGTTCGCCGGACTGGATCGCCAACGCGACCGTGGTGAGGCCCTCGGACGGCCCTTCGTACACACCCGCCCCATCGACCCGTCGTTGGCCTCGCAGGCCGACCTGCAGGTCGTACAGGAACTCGACGTCGCCGGCGGTCAGGCCCAGCCGCGCGTACCTCGTCCCGGCGAGCTCCGGCGCCGAGCCGGGGAACCGCAGTTTGCGTGCGTCGCTTGCGTCTTCCATGCCCTCGAGCAGGCCTCGGACCTTTTCGTCCAACACCCGGTCGCTGAGCCGGTCCTCCAAAGACGTCGACAACGCGTCCAACCGTGCGCGGACCTCGGACGCGAGAGTCTCGAGGGTTGCTGTCCCTACCATCTGCCCCTCCTTTAGAGCACCAATAGTTCCGCGAGTTCTTCTAGGGCTTCGCGCTCCTGTGCCGTCGGGGCTCGACGGCCGTAGAACTCGCTCAACGCGTCCAACATCGCGGACCGCACGACGTCACAGAGGCCGCCGTCGCGCATGCGTCCCGACTCGACCACGGCAGAAGGGTCGAGCGGCACCGTAACCGCGGAGATCTCGAACAGTTCCCACACGTTCACCCGCGTGTGTCCGCCCGCGTCTTCCGTGTCCTTTTCGTCGAACCCGAACCCTATGGAAAACGCGTTCAGAAAGCCGGCGCGGAACTTCCTGTCCAGCGCAGAGGCTCGCGGGTCGTCCATATCGAACGAGACGTCCGCGACGAGCCGGACGCCGTCGACTTCGACGTTGTCCGCCCGCCCGACGGGCGGCTCCCACCAACTGTGCATCCACGCGACCACCGGGTTGGCTCGGTAGCGGGCCAACTGCAGCCCTTCCATCGCCAGGTCCAAATTGTCGCCTTGAAGGCCCTCGTTCGCGGCGACGATGTGAAACGGGCCATCGGCGCGTAGGCCGACCCGGTCGACTAGCGCGCGTCCGTAGTGCATAGTCACCTACTGCCCCTCCCCTCCGGGTTGCTGCGCGGCGGCCGCGCCCGGTACGCTTTCTGGCCCTTCGACCGCAAACCGGTTCGCCGCCATCCATGCGACGTCCCCCCAGGCTACCGGCGGCAGACCGTGGCGGGCGCGCCACTCGTTGACCGTCAGCGCTCCCACGTCGAGCGCTTGCCTCTCTCTGTCCCACACGGAAGTCGCGGACTCCTGCAGCGCGGCAACGGTAGAAAAGTCCCATTCGCAGTGGTTGGGCAGGCGGCCCCTGCCTGGCCCGGCACGAAAACGGGGAAGCAGTTGACGTTTGAAGTCGTCGGCGTACAGCCGCATGTCGGGGCACATCGCGTGCACCCAAAACGCCTTTTCCAACCCGTCTATGTTCGCGTCGGTCATGAACTCCGTGTCGTTGAGGAGGGTCGACGGGACACCGTACGGCCTGCACACCTGACGGAACGTCATCCCGAGCCCGGACACGAACTCCGCGTCCCGGGGCGTCACCTGCATCCCCGCGACTTGAGCCTCGAACCGCAGCACCGCCCAACGGTGCGCCTTGTCGACGCCTTTGAGCCGCCGCTCTAGCTGACGCTCGAGCTCGTCCGCTTGGGCGGCGGAGAACGCGACCTTGTCCCGCGTGGGCATGACCAGCCCGCCCAACTGCATACCCTGAGTGAACAGGCTGCGGTTCGACTTCATCATCGCTGTGCCCGTGTCAGCGGGCAGACGCGCGGCGGCGAGGGGAGACAACCCAGCGAACTCGTCGAGAGGGTTGGGGTAACGCGTCCAAAGGATCTCCTCTGGACGGAAGAACAAACGTTCGCCGGAGTTTTGGGGCTCGTACACGAACCCTTCTAAATATTTGGTCGCGCTGGGAACGGGGTGGACTCGTGTGGGTTTCAGCCACCACAGCTCGCGCGGACCGGAAGGGCCGTACTCGATGGCGAAAAACGACTCGCCCCACAGCCCTTTCGACATCTCGGTGATGCGCATCAGCTCACCGAATGACCAGAAGGGGTTCGGGTTTCTGAGCAGGTCGTTAACGGGGCCCGAGCCGACGGTTATCTTGTCAGGCTCGTCTCCCACGTAGAGCCGCAGCCGCAGCTCCCCCGCGTGGCGGGCGCGGAACGACACAACCGAATGCACATCGTTGCTCGTCGCGATGTAGTCGCCGTACTCGGGGGGCCCGAACTCGTCGCGGTGTCCGAACTCGCGGTCGAACCCGGAGACGTCCGGGCCCGGATGCGCCCGGGAGGCCAGCTCGCGGACCGCCTCGACGAGCCCCATCAGCGTCGCCCGGACCGGAACCCGACGACTCCGGCGGACCAGGCGTACACGAGGGCCGCCCACGACACGCGGACGACCGTCCCCGCGACCCACCCCACCACGAACGGGAGAGCAGCCGCGACGGTCAGGAGGGCCTTGGCTGGAGTCAGCGATGCCGCTTCGGCTCGTACCCGCTCGACGAGTTGCGTCACAGGTCTCGCAGCGCCGGGCTGACCACCGCTCGCGTGGCGGCGCCGCCGAGCAGGGTCAGGACGCCTATGACAGCCGCCGCGACGCGGGGAGCAAGTCCCAACGCGACCGCCGCGTCGGCGACTGCGACCACGACCGCGGTGAACAACGCCGGCTCGCGTGCGATGACACCCGCGAACCCTCCGACCAGTCGCATTCGGGCTCCTTTCATGCCATCAACGCCCCAGACAGTTCATGCGTGCCAGACGACCCGGCGAGGCGGACGTGGATAGCGTTCGCCAGGGCGGCTACGCCGTCGATGCGTTTCCCCGACCGTTCCCTCAACGGCTTCACGACTTTGATCCGGTCGAGGTCGTCACGGCGGACCTCGACGCAGTCCGCGCACCAACGTGCGACCGGGTCGCCGCCGTGCGCGAGCTGGCCTGCCTTGACCATCCTCATCAGCTCTTTCAACGCGCCGGACAGGCCGTACCCTTGCGTGACCGGCGTCACAGTCAATCCTAGCCGGTCCATGTACTGAGCGGTCGCTGTCGCTTCCCTCTGGTCGTACCCGACCTCGACGATGCAGAACGCGTCGGCGTCGGCGCGGATCTGCGGGTGAATCGCGCCCTCGTAGTCGATCCAGTCACCCTCTGTGGCGGCCAACCACCCTTCCCGCGCCCACACCGACGCGCGGCCGCCCGTTTTCGAGTCTAAGAACGGTATCTGCGCCTCGGGGGTCCAAAACCGCCACAACACCGGGCACGGGCCACCCGGCTCTGGGGGGTCGAACAGGAGACACCACGCGGCGAGGTCGGTCGTCGCGGCGAGGTCCAAGCCCGCATAACACCTCATCCCAGCGAGTTTTTCCCGCAAGACCGCCGGGTAGGTCGGCCCCCATTTGCCGACGGGGCCCACGCACTGGTCCCAGACGCCCGACGTCATCCACCTGGTGACCTGCTGGACGTGTTGGTTGAGCCTGTATTGGCGGAACGCGTTCTCCTTGGATGGGCTAGAGGCCGCCTCCAACGCGTCCCGGCGTATTGCGTCGATCGAGAGGAAGTCGCCGAGCGCCGGGTTGGCGGCCGGCCACTGCGTCTCGTCCCACGGGTCGGCGCCTGCAGGGGTGCTGTAGATCACAGACCTGCGGTGCGGCGCGCGCAGAGGGTCTTCCGCTACCCGCAGGGCCTCTTCGTGTTCTTGGTGCGACCAAGAGGCCGGGTCGTTCGTGGCTGTCGTGGCGCGCACGTACAGCGGTTGGGCTCGGGCGCCCTGCGCCGACTTGAGGGCCGCCCACAAGTCGCCGTCGGGTTGTGTGAGTTCCTCGTCGAGCACGACCCCGTGCGGGTTGTGCCCGAGGTTGCCCGCCGCGTCGGACGCTATGACTTCGTACCATCCGCCCATCCGCTCGTCGACGATGCGTTTCGCGGACGTCACCACCTTCAGGCGATGACGCAAGACCGGCGACAGCAGGACCATCCGTTCGGCGACGTCGTAAACCTTGCGCGCCTGGTCACGGTCGCGGGCGCACGAGTAGACCTCCGGGGCTTCCTCGTCGTCTGCCACTAGCAGCAGCAACGCGATGCCGGCGGCCAGCTCCGACTTGCCGTTTTTGCGCGCCATTTCTACACGCAGGTCGGTCACCAGGCGCCGGTAGGCGCCGAGCTCGTCCGACCACACGGCTGGCCCGAACGTCGGGACGACGATTTCGTCGCGTTGCCAGCCGGTCAGCACGAACGGCTTGCGTGCCCACCGGCCTTTGGTGTGGACGAGGATGTCTCGAAAAAACTCGACCGCCCTCGTGTACCGGGGGACGCAGAGATGGTCCCCGACCGCGGTGCACCTCTGGCCGCCGAGGTCATAGCCACACTGTCGGGTCCCTCGGGACACGCTCTCCTGCCTGCTAGCCGCGTCAGCTGAGAAGCCGCGCGGCGACCTCCTCCGACGCTCCCTGCATGACCAACCGCGCGCGGTCCGACGGCGTCCACCCAAACCGTGACCCCAGCGACGACACCAGCCCTACGGCTCGGACGAGCCTGGTCTGGCTGCCGCCCGCGCGGTGGGCGTCCACCTCCGCCCTGGCGAGTACCAGCGCCTCGCAGAACAGGCCGAACGCGTCTACGTCCCAACTGGTCAGCACCCCCTTCGCTAGCCTGTCGGGGGCCAAACGCTGCCAGTCTGCCAACGCCTCGCTAGTCAACCACTCCGGCGGGTCGACCTCCCCACCGGGCACCGGCTCGCGGCGGTTTATCCGGCTTTCGCGAACGCCGTGTAGCACTTTGAGGCTGGTCGGTTTGGGCGGGCGCCCGTCACGAGGCATCTGTTTTCACTCTCAGTCCATGGTCCGGCTGATGTTTTTCTGGTCACCTGCCGTGCGGCGAGAACGCCACCCGCGGGTCGTCGGAGCACCACACGTGCAGCATCTCTGTTCTCCCGCCGGCGTGTGTGTGCGGACGGGCGGGGGGCCCGAAGTCGGGGAGCCCACCGAGGCGCAACGCTTGCGCGTGCAACACACCGACGAGTTTGCCTCCCCTCACGACGGCCTGACGCGGCCGGTCCAGGTCGAACCTCGCGGGCCCCGCGAAGTTCGCCCAATGGGTCGCGCCAGGACGGACCGGCGTGTACCCGTCCCGCCGGAGGCTCTCCAACGTGGGGTGGGCGCGGCAGAACTCCAACGCCGCGGCATGCACCCGCTCCGCGGTTGTGCCAGCGGAGGCTCGAGGCGCGACAGCGAGCAGCAAACCCGCGACCAGGACGAACACGGCGACTCGTCTCACGGCTTCCCCTTCGTGACAGGACTCGCAAACCCGGTGAAAGGATGCGACTCACCAGCCGCTATCGTAGCCCGAGCTTGCGGGAACACTCCGGCCACGCGCCCCAACCCTGTCCCGCGAGGACCCGCTCGGCGACGACGATCTGTTCCTCCCTCGACGCCAGGTTTGCGCTGGGGGCGTACTCTCCGCCCCCGTACCCGACCCACGTCGCGGGCAGGAACTGCAGTCCCCCGTCATAGAGACCGACGTTTATGCCCCAGTCTCCGCCAGACTCGCAGACCGCGAGCCTGTCCCACACAGACCGGGCGGCTGACGTGCTCCGAGACGCGCTCCGCGAGGCGCTCCGCGAGGCGCCCACAGGCCTGTGCACCAACTGTTCCGCGGGCCCGGGGACACGCAGCACCTGACCCGGGAAGATCAAGTCCTGATGCGCCACGACCGCGTTCGCATCGAACAGCCGACGCCACGACGTGGCGAACCGCAGCGCGATTTTGGACAGCGAGTCGCCTCGCACGACGGTGTACTCGACGGGCGCGGGCGCGACCCACATCTGGACGGGCGCTTGTGGGGCCGGGGAAGACAACGCCACAGCGACCGAAACAGAAGCGAAAAGCTCTAAGAAGCCCACGGTCTCCTCCCACCTCGGGTGACTGGGAGACGCTCACGCTACCACGATCGGACTAGCCCCCCGAGGGCGCCACACTGACTAGCCCCCCGAGGTCACCCTCACATGACTAGTCCCGCAACTGACACGCCGACTGATAGAACCGCAACAGCGCGGACTAGCCCCCGAGGTCACCACCACTGACTAGTCCCGGTCCCTCGTCGAAGCTGGGTGCAACACCGCGCCGAGGACAGGGCCCGTGTTCCAAGAAGCGGTCTCATCGTGCAATAGGTCGCCGTCTTAACCCCCACAAACCCGACATCTTAGACACCGCCACCGTCCGGAGAGTCAACCGTGGTTGACAAAACTCCGGGTTTACGGGGGCTTTTCGGTGACCCCACCACCATCAACCACCCCCCCCCACCCCCCGGCAACCGCCACAAACCACCACCCCACCCCCCCCCCCCCCACAACCCCCCCCCCCCCCACCCCCACCCACCCACCCCCAACCCCCCACCAACCACAACAC